CAAATCTCAAACCGTCCAGAATACGGATCAACAACCTGCTTGGAAAACGGCGCGGCCAAATAAACCTGACACCCCTCAAAACGCCGCGCCACATCAACGATGGACGCACGCAGATCCAGCAAACCACGGTCAAAAGCGTAACGCGCCGCAAGCCCTGCCCAAGTGATATCGGAATAAACCAAACCCGCTGTCATGGCGTAACCTCAAACTGATACCCAAAGCCAAAAACTGTTCTGATTTCCATATGCCGCGGCAGCTTTGCACGAACGCGTTGCACCATCGTGCGCACAGCTGCCAAATGCGGCCCCTCAACCATGTCCCCATAAAGCGCCGCATAGATGCGATCCAGATGCGCCAAGTGATGTGGGGACCGATAAATCGCCATCAGCGCGGCCAATTCTTTGGGCGTCAAAACATCACGAAAATGCGCCAATTCCTCAGGTAAACCATCGCCCGCCCCTGCGATCTCATCAATCACATGCAGCAAAACCTCTACCGCCTCTGACGGGTCCATACCTTGAATCCGATCGCGCAAAACAGCAGAGCGCACACTCAGACCACGCATGATGCACCGCCGATCTTAGAAAAAGCAGGGCGCGCGCTAAACGCCCACAGCGCGCGCCCTATTTCGGCCTCAAGGGGGAGGAGACGGCCGAAATTTGAATAAAAAGGGTTGAGAGCACGAAGCCCCCAACCTATTGCACACGCTTGAGTGTGCAAATTTACGCCATCAACTGAGGCCCGCAGAACAGTGCGGTGTGGATTGATGGCGGGGAAACTCATGACCGCGCCTCGGCTTTTGCAACCAAAACGGACCTAAAATTCGTCAACGCCCGTAAAAGACCATCGACCTCGCCAATGGCGTCCAGCGCCTCTTTGGGCGTGTAGTCTTGTGGGTTTTCCGATACCTCAGAATGCGCCCGCGCATCCAACGCCAACACATCGGAAAATTCACGCACAACTGTGGCCAAATCCGCCGCCGTTGGTCCGTTGCCGGTCACAGGCATAAACACACCACCCGCGTGCAACGCAAAATGTTCCGCGATTGGCACCGCGCATTCAGACCGCGCCCGCGCCAAACGCTCGACATAATTAATGCCAAGCCCCCCAGGACGCGCCTCCTCCAAAGACAACGCATATGACGCAACCGCAGGGGATACCTGCATATCTTCGGCTGAATTTTGAATGCCGCCGTTGATCTCGTAGACGCGGCGAAACACGTCCTGAATGGACCCCGCTCTAGTTGCACGCATGTGAAAAACTCCCATTGGGATTCACAAGACAGCCCGCGCCGCCCGTGAGATAGGTTGAACAAGAAAGGACAAACATCATGACCGCGCCTCGCATTCAGCCTCAGCAGGGTTTTTTGCCATGAAATCGCGAATACGATCCGCGACGATCAATGTCGGGCTGGATTTTCCAGACACCCACGCATCCCAAGTGCCCCATGATGCATTGATAGCGCGTCGCAAAACAGATTGCGGTGAACGCCCGACTTGAGAGGCATAAGCCTCAATCTCTGTGATCAATTGTTCCATGCAGAACGATATGGGGTAAAATAACCCTATCCGTCAAGGGTCAATTTACTCCATGTCGAAAAACTCAAAGACAGGTACAATTACCCCATGCGCTTAACATTCAAACATGCCCTTGAAATAGCCCTTGAAAAAACAGGGAAATCTCTTCGAAGCGTGGCGATTGCTTCTGACGTTTCTTATGAACAACTGAAGAATTTAAAGCAGGGCAAAGCTCAAAAGACTAACGTCGATGACGCGATGAAAGTGATAAAATCGTTTAACGTTTCCGCGGAAGACTTTTTGAAAGGGAACCTGAACTCAGAGAATACTATCGCCGTTGTAGCCCACGTTGGCGCTGGTGCAAAAGTTCAAATGTCCGACCCTTATGAAAAAGGCGACGGACTGTACCATGTTACCTGCCCACCTCAACTCAGCCCCCACGGGATCGTCGCGGTAGAGGTCGAAGGCAACTCAATGGAACCCGCCTATGAACATGGCGACGTGCTGTTTTACACGCGTGACACCATCGGCGTGCCCAGCGACGCCATAGGACGCAGATGCGTGATCGAGGATGCCGACGGCATGGTCTGGGTCAAACTCCTACGCCGCCGTGACGACCAACCAGAGGGCCTATTTGACCTCATATCATTCCACACCGACAGCCCGCCAATGTATGACGCGGCTATAAAATGGGCCGCCCCCATCAAAATGCACTTGGGTCGAGATTTGGTCACAAAACACTAGAAAACTTGAAAGAAAGCCAAAAACATGACAGACAAGAAGAAACCATCATCAACCCAAAAGCCTTCCGGCTCACGCAGCACAACATACAGTGACCGCCATCAGGCCAGCACGGAGAAGCTTACAAATGTCACCCAAACCCGACCTGCTCCCCGCCGCACCACTGACACAAGCGAAAGCAACGATTAACGATATCCACGAAATTTCATGCCATTTACAACGATCCGTCAGATACCACAAAGCGCGCGAAAGGTTTTTTGAAAACTGGTCCAATTTGTTTTCATTTGCGTCATTGATTGCAGGCTCGTCAGTTGTGGTATCGCTACTATCATCAGCCCCGCAATGGGTGGCACTGACGGCTGGGGCGCTTGTTGCCGCCATGCAGGCGATTGAACAGGTGTTTCGCCTTGCCCACAAAGCTCGCGACCACAGCGGACTTGCCAGTGAATTTTTCGCCATCGAACGCTTTATAACGCTTGAAAGCAACATCACACAGGAACACCTGCGTGAAATGCGCGCTGAAATCATGTCGATTGAATCCCGTGAACCACCTATCAAACGATATCTTGACCTAATATGCCACAATCAAGTTGCGCGTTCGATTGGCTCCGATGATATTGAAAAACTAAAATGGCATCAGCGCACCTTGGCCCAGTACTTGAATGGCGATCACGCCCTTCAATAACGCATTAACTGGACGGACGGCTTCTATTTTGTGCAGCCTTACTTACAACCTGTAGTTTTCTGGCCTTTTCCATCGAACGCTTACGCCACGCAGGATAAACGATAAAAGGCGCTAAAAAGAACCCAATAATTACAAAATTCAAAGCAAAAATCACAAACCCGCGCGCAACAAATCCATTCACCCAAAAATATATTGGACCAAATATAAACGCCCAAAGCCAGCTTAACCCCGTGGACTCGTTGTAAGTCTCAGCAATCAATTCAAGCTCCGCTTTGTCAGCGACAACCTCTTCCACCAAATCATTCATAAGAACGCCTCGAATCCCTTTTTAATCTGCTCACGCTAAATCCGTTACATTTGAAAAACAACACCCTACCCCAAATCACCCCGCCCTGTGCGGGGTTTTCTTTTGCCCGCAGAACAGACCAGAATCATGCAGACAAAGTCTTTAGGGGTTATTTTACCCCAGCATGTTGACATAGGGTAAAATAACCCTATATCAATTACTCCATCACCCGCAGAAGACGCCACAGGCAGATCGCGGATTTCAACGATGGAGCACAACATGCAAAACGTTCAAACAAAAGTTATTCCCACCGCACCACACGCCTACAACGGCCTCGTGTTCGGCTTTGATCCGCTCAAAATCACGGACGCCAAACACATCGTGCAACACCCAAACGATTTCACACAAACGCAATGCGTTCTCGCATTCCGCACGATCAAAGAATCCCGCGGCGAAACCGTTTCACCGGATTTCATCAGCCAAACCCTACGCACCGCCATCCAGATCGGCGGTGCCGCATGAACATTGATGCGCTCAAAGAATTGACAAACGCCCGCCACGCCCTCGGCCCCTCAACCAACGAGAACCTTGAGGCGCGACGCAAACTATTCGAAACCGAAGCGCTGGAAACAAAAGGCGTCTATCAGGTCGGCTTAGGCAGAACCGTCATCGACCTGCACCGCATTCGCGTCACAGGCACCACGGAAACCGACGCCCAACAAATCTGGATGCGCGCCGCATACTCTTACATCGATCGCAACACAAAAGCGGACGTTTGAGATGTTCAAACCAAAACCGATCACAGTGAGAGGGAAAACTTACCCATCACACACCGAAGCCGCGCAAGCCTTGGGTGTCACCGGCTCCACGATCCACAAACACCTCAAACGCTACGGTCACCTGGACCATATCGGCCAACAAAAATCGGGCGTCGGCGCTCCAATCGAAACAACGATTGACGGCTTCACGTTTAAATCCATCAAGGCCGCAGCCACAGCACTCAACATCGACGCAGGCACGCTTAGAATTTACCTGTCAGAAAAAGCCAGTCAGCGCCAAAAGGAAACCCTGCAATTAAGGGTCGAAAACTACCGCCTCAAGAACAAGCTGAAACCAGCGCAAAAAAATGTCAGGCGCCCCAATCAGGCACAAAAATTCAAATTTGATGTCTCAGGACGCATCGAAGGCATCGGCCCCCGCACCCACAGGATCACCGCACCAACAGCCGATTTGGCAATGGTCAAGTTTACCCTGTCCTACCAAACGCGCGCCACCTCAAACATGCACGCAGCCCCTGTTGCAGGCGACACACAGTGACCCGCTTCAACGACATGAAGCCCGCGCAACAAGCTGGCATCCTGTGCAACGACCCACAGTTTCAAAAGTTCGCAGCCATCCGCAGTGGATTCCCTGACACCATATTCAGCACCAGCGCCGCAGCCGAATACCTGCGCGAAGCCTGCACCATCAAATCACGCCGTGAGCTCAACACAGACACGGGAGCCCAATCAAACTTCGCAGCCCTGCGCACAACATTCGATGCATGGGCCGGACGCATAGCAACACCGAACCACTGAAAGGATCACCCAAGTGATGACCAAAAAGAAACAACCACCTGAAACCACGAACATGGAACGACACGACCCCTACAAAATGCGCTCACTCGAACAAATCTTAGCGCTCTTTGATGGCGGTGAGTTCCTAACCGAAATCATGGACGGTCACAAAAAGCTGCAAATTGATCTGCTGGAGCACAACGATCTGCATGGCTCCAAGAAGTGCCAAGGCTCAATGACGATCAAGGTCGACTATGCACTTGGGAAATCCGGCGATGTGTCCATGGGCGCCTCCGTCAGCTTCAAATCACCACAAAAACCCGCAAGCAGCGCCGCAGCCTACCTAAACGACAACGGTGAATTGACGCTCTACAGCCCCTTTATGGCCCGCATGCACCAACCGATCCGCGACGTGTCAGACCACGACCCCGAAACAGGTGAAGTGCGCGACATCGACTAATCCCCCCCGGAATGGACTGATCAACAGCAGTCCAACTGATCCAAACCACCCGAAAGGAAATCCCCATGAATACAGTAAATAGCGCATCCGACGACCGCACGGCGAACAACGCGGTGCGCCATCAATACCGCACCCTGACAGACGCTGAAAAAGCCCAGATGGTCGAGCTAAAAGACCTTGGCGCAGCGTTCCTAGCAAAGTGTGATGAGGTCGGACACAGCCGCGAAATGTCGCTAGCCAAGACGAACGCCGAACAGGCGGTCATGTGGGCGGTAAAGCACGTCACAGCGTAAACCGATGGGCTGCACCCAACCCTAATCCCCCACCTTACTTAAGAAAGAAAACCCATGTCAGACCTCCCCATTCTCGAAAACTCCGCCCAGACCATGCGCGATGCAATGCAAGAACTTGGCGCACATGCAGAAATCAGTGCGCCCACAGCGTTCAAAGCGACGGACACACACCTTGTTTCCGTGCCCACCAACCGCAACATCGAAGACCTTTCTCCCCACTACCGCAAAGCAGCAGAATACCTAAAACCACTACGGCGCCAAGGCACCGCGCGCCTTGAAGACCTGCAAAGCCTGATCGACTGGACCAACCGCTTCAAGGGCGAATCCTCTGCCCTCTTCGCACAACCCGACATGGAACAACCATCACTCATCAGCATTGCCGATTATCACGCCGAAGGCCCAAAAGACGACACAACCCCAACAGGCGACGCGACAGCCCGTCATTGCAATCATCGCGCCACCTATAACTTTCCACTTTCAAACGAGTGGAAAGACTGGATGAAAATTTCTGGCGAACTTCTCGACAAAGACGACATGGGCGAATTCATCGAAGCCCAAGCCAAAGACATCCTGGCCCCAACACCCAACATCCTCTCGAACAAAGAGGCTGACAACAATGAGCCATGGGAAAACCGCCTAATCCGCACAGCCCAACAAATCGAAGGGCGCTACGGCCAACTCACACAATTGCTCGCGATGTCAAAGCAATTTCAGGTCTTTGAAACAAGCGACATCAAAGTATCGACAAACCGCGACACAGGCGAAAGTGAGATCCAATTCCTTGATGAACACAAAGGCCCAGACGGTCGACCACTCAACATTCCAAACCTGATCATCATCGCGATCCCTGTGTTTGTTGGCGGTGCGCCTTACCGCATGGCTGTGCGCTTCCGCTACCGCAAGCTTGGCGGGATGATCAAGTTCATCTTGAAAATCTACAATCCAGAAAAGGTGTTCGAAGCTGCTTTCGATGAAGCGATTCAACGCGCCAAAGACCAAACCGCCTTGCCACTTTTCAAAGGCAAACCCGAAGCGTGACCCATCGGTGCGGGCCGACACAGCGCGGCCCCATCCTGTGCGCCAGCACACTAGAAAACACATCACCACAACCAAAGGGAAACACGATGAAATATTTACAATCTTTATTTTGGGGCATTATTGCATTGATGATTTTGGCATCGATCGCGACTGCTGATCCAATCACAATTTACGCAGGTGCCAAAGGTGGCGGCTATGATGCCGCAGCTCAATCCATCGCAGCGCGGCTCAATCAACGCGGTATCGATGCTGTGGTTGAAAACCGTAACGGATCCGACGACATCACCCTGCAATCCTGCCGCAACCCTAATTCGGCGTGGATTGCACAGATAGACGCTCTTTACACGCGTGAATTCAAAGACGGTTGCTATCTGCCCGTGATTGCCAACTACGGCGACGAGGTTGCTGTTTTGATGTTTGCACCAGGCGTGAAAGCCGATGAACTGTCGGATCTTGATGCAACGCATACCGTCTTTGTCGATAAAATTGGCTCAGGTTCCGAACTCACATGGCGCACCATGGTCGCGATCGAGAAAGAACACGGCAAAAGCAACGCATGGACCCAAGCAACACTGGAAACGTCTGACTTGCGGCGCGCGACAGCCTTGGCGGGGCGCGGCCTTGTTCATGCCGCCCTGTTGGTGCGCAAACCCAATTCACCAGACATCACACGTTTACTTGATCAAGGCTGGGAGCTTGGCGAACTGTACGACAAGGACATCAACGATCTGAAATTTGGAGCAAAGCCACTCTATAAGGCCACCAAGATCAAGATTGGGAAAAATCGCGGCGATGGTTATGTCGTTCCGTCATTTATCGGCACCACAGAATCCATTGAGCGCGACAGCCTCGATATCTTTGATGCGCTTCTTGGGGCACTCGAATGACACTCGCTCTGCGCGTCTGGATTGCCCGCGGCTTGATCGGGTTGGCGGGAACGATTGTCGGTTTGGATTGGGCGCTGCCATCCAATGTCACCCTGTTTTTCGACGAACTCGCCATGTTTGCGATTGTCTGCGCGATGCGGTGGCTGTTCCAGCCGAGCAAAAAACGCAGCTGACCCATCGGTGAGGGCCGACACAGAGCGGCCCCATCCCGTGCGCCAGCCAAGAACAAGGACGACACAATGAACACTCAAGCCCCCACAAAACCAATACGCCTGTATATAAAAAAAGAAGTGATCATGGAAAACACGGTTTTCATTGGCCCCAAGTCCGAATGGTGGCCAAAAGATCGATCACTCACAGGCACGCCCGAATACCGCCGCGAACTGTACCGCCAATCACTCATGGCCCCGCGAAAATGGCGAGACCGACAAGAAATCCGCCGGCAGCTGCGCGGCAAAGACATCGCCAGCGCGTGCCCTGTCGATCAAGCGAGCTTCATCGACGTCCTCCTAGAAATCGCAAACGGAACGGAGTGAAAACATGGACGGCTCTCTTTTTACAGACCCAAAGCAACCGCCACGCCACAACGGCCCTTCTATGATTGTCGACTGCTTTGCGGGCGGTGGCGGGGCATCGACGGGCATTGAAAATGCTCTTGGCCGCTCGCCAGACGCGGCGATCAATCACAACCCAGCCGCATTGGCTCTGCATGAGGCCAACCACCCTGAGACCAGGCACTATATTAATTCCATCTATGCGGTGGACCCTGACGAAGTGTGCAAAGGCCGCAAAGTTGGCCTTGCTTGGTTCTCCCCTGACTGCAAGCATTTCTCAAAAGCCAAAGGCGGGAAGCCTGTTGAAAAGGGCATTCGCGATCTTGCGTTTGTCGTAGTTCATTGGGCAGAACGCGTGCGCCCAGATGTGATCATGCTGGAAAATGTCGAGGAATTCAAAACGTGGGGCCCACTGACCGACGATCATCAACCCGACCCTAAACGCAAAGGTGAGACATTTCGCAAGTGGACCCGTGATCTCAAGCGATTGGGCTACAAAATCGAATGGCGCGAACTGCGCGCCTGCGACTATGGCGCCCCCACAATTCGCAAACGCCTATTTGTAATCGCGCGCTGTGACGGCAATCCCATCATTTGGCCCGACCCAAGCCACGGCGCACCCGACAGCCAAGGCGTGATCGACGGCCAACGCAAACCATGGCGCACCGCAGCTGAATGCATTAATTTTTCTTTGCCTTGCCCATCTATTTTCGACACATCAAACCAAATCAAGGAAAAGCACGGCCTGCGATCACAACGCCCACTTGCCACAAATACCTTGGCCAGAGTGGCGCGCGGGATGAAACGCTATGTTTTAGATGCTGAAAGCCCGTTTATTGTGAATACCGCAAACAGCAAGACCACTGGTCGCGCGCCCAATGTCTGGCCTGCCGGTGAACCGTTACGCACAATAACATCAGCTCCGGGCTTTTCATTGATTTCACCAAGCCTCACGCGCTTCAATGGCGGCGCAACAGGTCAAGACTTGCGCGACCCGATGGCGACGATCACCGCAAACAGCTTTATCAAAAGACCAGGAGGCGCGGCACCGCTTGGAATTATTGCGCCTGCATTGGCGACCTATTACGGGCACACACAAGGGCGCAGCATCCGAAATGCTGACTTAGCAGAACCGCTCAGAACGGTAACCACCGAAAATCGCCACGCACTTATCGCACCATCCCTAATGTCGATGAAAGGCACAGCGCGCCGATCCTGTGCTATTGACGCACCGCACCCGACAGTTTTGGCCGGCGGTGGCCATAGCGCACTCATTGCGCCAGTTCTCACCTACGCTCAACACGGCGGCGCAAACCGTGATGTGCGCGACCCACATCACACGATCTGCGCAAACAGCAAAGATCAGAACTCTTTAATCGCACCAACCCTAATTCAAACCGGTTATGGCGAACGCAAAAGGCAAGCCCCACGCGCGCTAGACATGGGCGCACCTCTTGGCACGGTTGTCGCTGGTGGCATCAAGCACGCAACCGCTGCCGCATTCCTCGCCCAACAAAACGGCGGGCCAAACATGAACGCAAACGCGGGCAGAGACCCGCGCGAGCCACTTTCAACAGTGACCGCGGCAGGATCTCAACAAACTCCCATCGCGGCATTCTTTGCCAAATACTACGGAACCGGCGATGGGGCCCGCCATGACGAACCACTGCACACGATCACCACCAAAGACCGCATGGCACACACCCAAGCAGAAATGGCAGTGCCGCCTTTTAGCCCTGACCACCATGATCGGGCACGCGAAGTAGCTGAATTCTTGCGATCGCATGGCGCATGGGATGGCGGCGAATACGTCACCTTGGCCATAGACGGCACCACCTACGTGATCGTGGACATCGGCCTACGCATGCTCGCACCGCGCGAACTGTTCAACGCCCAAGGCTTCCCCTCCGACTACGTGATTGAGGGCGTCTGGCAACAATCAGGTGATGGCTGGACGTTCAAGAGCTTCCCCAAAAACGTCCAAGTCTCATGCTGTGGAAACAGTGTGGCCCCTAATATGGCCGAAGCACTCGCTTCAGCTAATTGCCAACACTTGATTGAAATGGAGGCCGCAGCATGACCCCCGACGACCTGAATACGCTTAGAGAACTGGACGGCACAGCGGCCAGAGAGCTTGAACGCGAGCACATGCAAAACGGGATGGATAGCAACAGCCCAAACTGGACGGCCGCTGCATCGATGGCCCTGCTCATGGTAATCGCCGGTACATTCAGCATTTACGCGCTTCCATGGGCGTTCAAGGCCGTAATCAAGCTTGTCGAGGGACTATTGTCATGAACTCGCCCGCACCCATCAACCTAAGCACAGATCAGGCGGTTGCCTATCTCGCCACCCTCGGCGTTTCAACCAGCAGGTCGACGCTGGACAACCTGCGCCAGAGAGGCGAGTTGGCGTGGATTAAATCTCGGGGGCGTGTCAGAATCCTTTACAGGCCAGCAGATTTGGTGGCAACTTTCATCGACCCACAGGACCAAGGGGATGCTGAATGGCACTCACGCTCTACAAACGCGGCAAAATCTGGCACATCAGAGGCACCGTTGCCGGTCAGCGCATTCGCGAAAGCACTGGCCTTAGCGACAAAGCCCAAGCCGACATCAAGCGCATGCGCATCGAAGCGGAGGCGCTCGAACGTCACACCTATGGCCGCGAAGCAAAGCTAACCTTCGCCGAAGCCGCGCTGCCCTATCTGGAATCAGGCGGTGAAGGTCGTTTCCTCGGCCCGATCCTGCAGTATTTCGGGTCAAAGATGTTGCTGAATGACGTGGACAATGACGCCGTGAACCGCTGTGCACGCGCGCTGTATCCAAACGCTGCACCATCGACCATCAACCGCCAAGTCATCACCCCCATTTCTGCAGTCATCAACATGGCAGCTGACGATGGCAAATGCCCACCACGCCGCCTGCGCCGCCGCAAAACGCCTCAAGGGCGCATTAGGTGGCTGACACCCGCTGAAGCGGACGCGTTGATGACGGTAGCCACCGCCCGAACCACCGCCCAGATTGCCTTTCTATTGGGCACCGGATGTCGCACCGGCGAAATGCTGAAGCTGGATGTTGGGGATCTGGATCTGGAAGGTCAGGAGGCCTTCATTGCGGAAACCAAAAACAACCGCGCGCGGCGCGTTTTATTCCCACTGCGCACCAAGCGCATTCTGGCCGCACAAGGCTTGCCAGATGTTGGCCGCGCGTTTTTGACGCCCAGGGGCCAGCCCTATGTGGTGCGCGCCAATGGGGGCGGGCAGATTGCGGATGCGTTCAACCAAGCGCGCGATGCAGCTGGCATCAGTGCGGATGTGACACCGCACGTTTGCAGACACACATGGGCGACTTGGTTTTGGGCGCACAACAAAGACCTGGTACAACTCATGGCGCACGGCGGCTGGGAAACGGCCAAGATCGCGCTGGACTACACCAAGCTGGCCCCAAAGGGTTTGGCGCGCGAATTGTTTGATCATGGCTGGGATTTGCGCGTTGACACAAAACTGACACAGGCCATTGCAGAGCCAAGCGTCAAGCAATTGAAAATAATAGGGAAATAAGAATTTGCCGCTAACCTTAGCAGGGGAGCGCCTTCGACCACTCGGCCACGTCTCCGTTGACCCGTCTAACGGTCGATCAAAGGGGAGACAAGATCAAAAAAGGTGTGGTTTTGGATTCTTGTCAAAAAATCCGAGCCATG